GAATGTTTCCCCCAAGCCACGCATGAAGCCGCGCTTGAGGAGGGTGCCAATCCCTACTTCGGGTTTTGGCATTCTAAAATCGTACTTCTTTTCAAGCCTACCCAACTCAGCCTGTAACTGTTCGGGTGTTAAGTCATCACTAAATTTAACAGGGCCAAGTTTAGGCAGGTCGATAATCATACTTACTTACCTATTTTAAAATTCGCCGGATGGACGTGCGCTTAAAGCATCTATTGCTTGGCCTCTGATATCTGCTAGATAGGCTTGTTTACGTTTATTAAATATATCTGCGGCTTGTTGGCTACGTAAGTCTTTAGCAGTCAGGAAATTAGGGCCATAGTCTTTGGCAAGTTGCGCTCTAAGTTGAGCACCTTCATTCATCATAAAGTCATTAAGACCTTTTGCAGTTGCTTGCATGATACGTGCTTTATTTGCCTCATCCAATCCGGCATAACGTTTTTCTTGTGCGGCAAGTTGTGCTTTAGCAATTGACCCTTGTTGTGCAAGTTGTGCAATACCCAGTGCGTTACGGTTCTGTTGATCAACTGCGGACAGTTGTAACTGCTGCCCCTGATTAAGTACATTGGCTTTACCAATGTCACTTTGCGAAAGGGCGTTATACATGTTAATAGATTGAGCGTTACCTGCTTGAGCACCAGTCAACGAAAGTTGAGTAGCAGCTTGCAGGTCTCTACTTGCTTCCCTACCCGCTGTTTGTGCGGCTTGGTAGTTACCTTTCTTAGCGGCAACTTTCTGTTGCTCAAGGTTGTCTCGCATATCTTCCAGTCTGTCCTTGGCGGCGCGTTTTGCGGCTTCACCACGAATGAGGTCTTCAATACCTTGACTGCCTTCGTTAGCCAAAGCACCTGCAAGAGTACGCTCTTTACTACCGGCAATACGCAAACCTGTTTTGATACCGGTCAAGGCGCGACTAATTGCGTTTTCTTTTTCAATGCCAGCTTCACGTTCGCCAAGTCGACCTTCACGGGATTCAAAACCGGGTTTATCAAAACTTTCTAACTCTGCTTGAGAGGCTTTAACAGCGTCCCCAAACGCTGCTTTTGTTTTTTTATCCATGTCCTTGGTAATTGCATCAAGATCGGTTAAGTTACCCATTTTGCGTTCTGGCAAAACCGCAGGGGTTGGCTTGTATGTCTGCATAGCAGGCATCTTAAAACCAATATCAGCGGAAGCCGCAGGGGGAGCGGGAGGGGCTGGGGGAGCTGGAGGTTGAGTTTGAGTTTGAGCCGCAGGGGTAGGGGTTGGGGCTACAGCTTGAGTAGGCGCGGCAAAACTAGCAAGCGCAGATGGCCCTTCTGCCGCAAGTTGTTGTAACTGCGGAAAAGATAAGTTTGGTAGTGCCGCCGCAACAGCTTTAGCGGCTAGGCGTTCTTCATCAGTTTGTCGCATAAACAAACCGGGCACAGCGGACGCAGGGCCATACTGCAACTGCAATTTATTACGCAGTTTGGCCATTTCATTAGCCTCAGTAAAATTTTGTCCTAGACCACTAAAGTAACGACCCGCTGGAGTTGTACCTGTATACCCTGCGCTTTGATAACGCTCAACTTGGCCACCATCTTCAAACGCAATAATGCCACCACCGGCATAGGACTCGGGCAAATTAGATTGCAGAGCTTCAACACCCTGAGACTGATCTGCTTGAGCGGCTTGCGCCATAACTTGTTGGGCAATGGGTTGTTGCGGAGCCTGTTGGCCTTGTGGGGGCTGTTGCATGCCAGCACCGGCAATGTTTTGCGCCATCTTGGCTTTAACTTCTGACAACTTTTTGGTGAGTTCTTGAATAAGGGGGATTCCCACATACGATTTAATTGCACCACTTTGAACACCCGTGATAAGACTTCTCTGTATGGCTTGAATTTCGTCTGGGCGAGTTGCGCGTTTGGCCATTGCCGCCATGGAAGAGGCGCGGCGTGACATATCATCTTGTAGACTATTGAGGCTCATGACAATTCCATTTCCACCAGATTGTATTTAACAGCTTTGTATCCGTTGTCCATCGTAACAACAGCTTCAGGAATGAGCTTCTCAACTTCTTGTGCCATGACGCCACGGAAGCGACCATGACCACACTGTGGGTGATCTTTAAACTCAGGCTTGTACTCAAACTCATACAGACCCAGACCGTTAGCAAGTGTGCCAATACGCTCAATATTTTCTTTAACGCGAATATCAGAACCAGAAGCTGGGTTCAAAGCGTTGTTCAATGCCAAAGCACTAACACCGGCTGTACCATAACCCGCTAATTGATTACCAAGTGTAGGCTGTGCTTGATACTGAGTTGTAGTAGTTCCGGGAACGGCATAACCACGCAACAGAGCGTTGTACTGATTGAACGCATCCATTGGCGCATTCTGTGCGTTGGCAAAGTTCTGGATCGCTTGGTTGATGATCTGCTGTTGCTGACCTTGTTGCTGTCCACCGATCTGATTCTGCAAACCAAGAATACCCTGCTGTGCATTAAGTTGCTGTGTGCCAAGTGAACCAAGTGTGCCAGCAGCCTGATTAGCTAACCCGTAGCCAGCTTGTTGTCCTGTGACACCTTGAAGACCGACTTGAGCGCCTTGCATACCTTGAGCAGTACCAGCCAGTTGACGATCCACACCTTGCAAACCAACTTGAGCACCCTGCATACCTTGGGCCGTACCGGCAAGTTGTGTATTAACACCTTGCAAGCCCATACCCGCACCTTGAATGCCAGTCTGGTACGCTTGGTTAGCAGCGTTAATACCTTGCAAGCCCATACCCGCACCTTGCATACCCAGACCGTACATAGAACCTGCTTGGCCAACACCAGACAAAGCACCTTGTTGACCCGCCAATGCTTGGCCAATACCTGAAAGACCTAACTGACCGCCCTGCAAGGCAGTACCCAGACCAGATTGCGCACCGCTCAAACCAGTAAGGCCAAGGTTAGAGCCATACTGCATGTTCTGAACGGCTTTGTCATAAGCGGCTTGTTGGCCTTGGGCACGGATTGAACCCATTTGTCCGGCCAGTGCACGGTTAGCTTCGGCATTCTCAATAGCCTGACGTGAACCACCAAACGCACCTGACCGAGCGGCCTGTGCACCGCGTACAGTACTGGCAATATCAGCTTGACGTTGAGCCGCTTGTATCTGTGGGTCAATAACTGCGGCAGTATATGGGTTCATGTACTGCTGAATTGCAGACGGGTCAGTCATTTGACGAGCGTAATTCTGCCCTGCGGCGGCTTGCTGACGTGCTAAATCTTGTGATTGCGCAGTAATGCCTTGGCCGGTTTGTTGGGCTTGAAGCGCCATGTCCCCAATAGTAGAAGCACGTTGTCCATACCCTAAAGCGGTATCAGCTAACTGAGCGGCTTGAGCGCCATAGCCCGCACCCATACCGCCATAACCTTGAGCTTGAGGAGCTAAATTAGCAGCTTGTTGACCAAAAGCGGCACCCATTGCGCCGTATTTAGCTCCGCCTTTGGTACCAAGTTGTTGGCCCATTTGACCAGATTGGGCACCCATATTTCCATAATACTGGCCACCTTGAATACCAAGCTGTTGACCTTGTTGACCAGACTGAAATCCAGCATTGCCATAACCTGCGGCTTGGGCGGCAGTGCCTAAACCACCTTGAGCGGCGGCATTAGCGTAACCCGTAGCCTGATTGAACTGGCCGGGCATTTGTAAGTTGGCCGCATTGTATTGAACTTGTTGTTGCAGGGGGCTAAAGCCCGCTACGTATTTAGAGGGGTCACTGCTGTAAGGAGTAAACGGTTTAGTACCCGTGATCTCTTCGTTATAGATGATGTTGCCAGCTTCATCTTTTTCACCGCTGTCAACTTTTTTAGTTTGGAACAAGTTTTTGCCCGCGCCCATGAGCACGTTTTCAACTTGAGGACGTAACCAGTCAGGCACATTAGATTGCGTAACTGTTGAATTTGTAGGCCCGCCGCCACCACCCATAATATTCTCCTTAGACCAGTGTTTCCACTAGCGTATTGCGCGGTTCAAAACCGGCCCGTGACAAAAGACGTACCATAGATTCCCGGCAGAATGCCTGTATCTTAGTCGCACCATGAAGTTTTACCAAGACTTTTAACTGCTCTAAAAGCTCAGGATTTGCAATAAATTTACCACCCGTGGTGGTTACAAACGCTACCCTATGTAAGGGGTAGTTAATAAACGAAACCGTCATAGCCCCGTGAATTGCTTTTTCTTCATCCACCGCAACCAGAAGAAGCCATTGCCCACTTGTGACAAAACTTTGTACATGGTGCGCGTTGTAGGAAGCCGCATACTCGGGGAAATCTCCACCCTTATCAAGAGCCTCTTGCACGTAGCCCTGCACCATAGGCCAGACTTGCTGGATATGGCTTACATCAACAGGGCGAACGGTTAAGCTCATGCAACATCGCCCATTAAAGATGCAATACCACCTTCGGCACGGCGAACCGGTCTGCTACCAATACCAGAGCCTGCAAGACGTGCTTCAGGTTGAGATATAGATTGTGATACAGGTGGTTGGCCGTTACCAAGTTGGGGGTGTTGAAAGCTAAATGGCGACTGCATTTGTGGTTGATAACTTTGCTGTTGGTAGCTAGGCTGTTGATAGCTTGGCTGAAAGCTAGGCTGTTGATAGCTAAATGGGGATTGCATTTGGGGCATAAAACCACCCATGGGGGGTTGTTGGACTTGCAGGCCAGCAGAAACTGGGCCGCCACCTTGACCACCCATGGGGGGTTGTTGGACTTGCAGGCCAGCAGAAACTGGGCCGCCACCTTGACCCCCAGCCAAGAACTTAGCTTTTTCTGCGGCCATATCTGTGCCGGAAGCAAAACGAGCCTGAGCACTAAATTTCTTCCAATCATCTTCTGTTCTTGGGCTTGAGTTAAACAGCTGTGGCATAACACTGGGGCCAGCACCCATAGGAGGTTGTCGGACTTGAGGGCCACCACGCATACCGCCTTGCTGTGATTTCATCATCTCTATCATGTTTTCAGCACCACCATAATTTGTTGGTGCTTGAAGAGCAGTTAAAGCAGACGCCTTTTTATTTGCGTCTATCATATATTGTGGAATTTGTTGGCTTACTGCGGGGCCACCAAAGCCACCATAGGAGTTAGTGTTGCCATAACCAGAGCTATTGCCGTACGGGTTAAATGGGGACTGCATTTGGGGCATGAAACCACCACCGTAACCCCCACCATAGGAAGGTTGTTGGCCATATTGGCTAATACTCATGGGGTTGCCCATGTTGTAATTTTGATACTGCGAGTTGTAGACGGGCTGAAAGAACTGGTCGGAACCTGCCATAGGTCTGCCAGTAGGAGAAGTCATAGCCGCATTCTGGACTAAGAACCCATAGTCAGAATCTGATACGGGCCTACCCTGAGTTGTCAAAGCATTACGGATGTCGTTGCCCGCGTAGCCTTGTTGTAGCAACGAGTTGTACTGTGGCCCTGCTTGGTCATACCGCATGCCAGACATATTGCGAAGATTGAGGTTGTCACGGGGTATGGTGGAAGTACCGGCAGTATTACTTCCAGTGAAGTTCATGCCAGTGATAGAACCACGGTTAGGATTAAATGTTGTGTTTCCGGTGTTAGAGGTATATCTTGGGGTATAGACATCATTAGGGCCACCAGCATCGCCACCGGGGCCGGGGCCACCTCCACCATCACCAGCGCCATCACCCCCACCCCCACCCCCACCGCCGCCAGCAAAGCAACGGCGAACGCCATCATGAAAGCCATTAAATTTACTTGGAATGATCATGGCTGTTCCTTATGCGTATGTAGGCATGTATTTGCGTGGATCAATCTCTTTACCCTGAGACTTACGCCCCGTGCGGGCTTTACGCACTTTGTCCATCATGGCGTAGAGTTGTTTAGCACCTGCATCAGAGGAGCCGTTACCAAGGTGAGAGACCACATCAGCGGGGACTACAAATTCTTCAGTGGCTAAACGAGCGGGGCGCTTACCTCCAATGCTTGCAGGGATGCTGTCAGACATACCATCACCCGGGCCTTTGAGCATACGGCCACCACGTGCGTAATCAGAGTAGCTACCCAGATCAGAGATGCCACCACGAGCCATAGCCTGTGGGTACATAGGCTCTTCGCCAACCATACGGTCATAACCACCTGCGGTTAAATCAGTAATGCCACCCTCTGCGTAGGGGGTAACGCCACGATAGTCTGAGCTAAGACGGAAACGCTTGAGGGGGCCGTTATATTCTTCGGGGGAATAAGGATCTTCTCGTGCGCCAACAGCACCTGCTAGGCCAGCGGCGGCGGCAGTAAACTTGTTAGCTTTTAAAGACGCCATTGGGTCACTGGCAAACTTAGCCATACCTTCGCCAAAAGTTGGGGGGGCTACAGGGGGGGCTACTGGAGGTGCAGTAGGTAAAAACGGAGAGGTAGATGCGGCTTCTAAACCAGAAATACCCAAGTTCCCTGTAAGCGGAAGCGCCTGATTCATTGCCGCATTAACGCCAGAAGTAGTGTTTGCCAACTGGCTTGCTTGTGCAAAACTTTGACCCGCTGGAAGCCCCGAAGTAGTTATTGGGTTAGCTATCATGTTTGATGCGGGCAAAGCCTGTGCCATTGCCGCATTTGTAGCCATTTCAGTACCCGCAGAACCTAAAGCGGCGGCTTCCGCGCCACCAGCCGCTCCACCTAAAGCACCACCAATACCCGCACCGGCACCGCCGGTCAAGCCTCCAAGGAGAGCACCTTTAAGTGGATCGCCACCGGTCAAAGCGGCAGAGCCACCACCCATTGCCGCGCCAAGCAGCATCGCTTCACCAACTCCGCCCATTGCCATGGTAGGCTCCTTTATAGAGAATTTTTGCCATTTTATTGCATTAAACCAATCTAAACAACATCATAGTGAAGTCTTGATGCGAAGCATCTGACTATTTACTTGTACACCATCTTGTGTGTCTCGGTACACATCACCAATCCTTAGATTTGGCAAGTCTGCTTCAGTGGGTAGTGTGTTTATGTTGAAGTTCATGCTTGCCGCAGCCAAAGGCCCCGGTGTACTAGTCTGATTAAAGAATAGACGCAGCGCATTGTTTAGCTTGTCCATGTACTGCCTATCGTACTGTTCTGGAGCAAGGGGTAGGCTAGGTGGGGTTACATTGGTCTGGGACATGTTATCTCCTACCGTCTTGACGAATGTCAATACGCGGCGCACCTAACTGCCACGTTGTGCCAATCTGATTAGAATCAATCTTGAAGATCATCTGGCGACCACGCATGCGGGTATAGATTTGCCCTGTAAATTCTTCAGTAATCACATACGTAGAACTACTTGCTACCGGAGCGCCAGCATTGCTTGTAGAACCTGAACCAGAGTTAGTCAAGCCGTACAGAGTCATCGTCACTTGAGGATTTGCATTAGTGGACGAGTTAACAGAATTAGAGAACGTCAGGTCAGGCAGGACACGCCACACAAAACCAAAGTTGTGCCCATCACCAATGTCAAATTCAGACGAAGAGATGTAGGCATTAATGGGCGCTGTTGTAGCTGTTATGTTGTCGTCAATACCATCTTCATGGTTTACAAGATTGTTAACTAACGTTGCAGCTACAGGGTACGGACGCAAACCCGAATCAATCCAAGCTGTACGAGCCATCGTGCCGTAAGACCAAGCATGCTCTACGTAGTTATAGATAACATACTTGTCTATTTGAGTGCTATTTGCAGAACAGTAGAACCACCAAATTTCGTTAAAGCCTTCGTTAGTACCACAGAATACTTGTTCATTTTGTAGCTGGTTAAAGTCATTAAAAATGTAGCGGCGAAGGTCGCAGTTAAGTGTCTGTACACGACCATCATATACATAGAACTTATCAACACCCATCCAATAGATGATGCCTGACGCAATCGTAGCGGCATTAGATCCTATAATAGAAACGTTATCGCCTAAGATCTGTGTAGCCCATACAAAGGGAGGGCCAAGATATTGCAATGAATAGACCGCAGAATCAGTAAACACCACAATCTCTTGGCGAGTCTGTATGGTTGTAATAATCTCAGAGCCGTGAGATACCGTAAGACTACCCGCTTGATTTGTAATGCTAGGCGTCCAGTTGTATGGATCATCTTGATTAGACCAACGAATCAACATTGGGTTAAGAGTCGCGCTGCCGTAGTCGTTACAGCCAAACGCAAGAATAAACCGCGATGTATCAGACACAGTAAAAGTGTTGACAATTGTTGGTATATCAACAATAAGAGAGATATAAACATCGGTACCCGTACTACTCGCGTTAATCAAAGTCCCTGCTGAATCTGCAATGTTAAAAGTTAACCCATTTACGTTAGTTACGTAGTACGTAGTTGCAACGGACACGCCTGTTGGCATAGCAGTAGCGTCAAATTGTAGTGCCGCGCCTTCAGTAAACACAGTAGTAGCTGTTACAACCGTTGGGGACGCATTAGTAAACGTAACATCCCCACCAAGAGAGCTTAGCAATACGCCACGTGTAGTTAGCGTAGTATTTGCATCCCAGTAATAAAGTCCACCCCCACGAGGCCCAAACAATAAATCTTGCCCGTAGTTGATCTGATTCCATATTTGAAGAGACAAAGAATCGGGTGAACCTATACCCCAAGGCCCCGCACCCCAAGCACCCGCGCCCCAACCTACTAAAGGTATTTGAAATTCTGGGCCAGCATTAAGTTGATAAGCCGCAACTACCGAAGATCCGCCACCGGGGGAACCGGAAATAGCTGTAGCATTTGGTGTTACAGAGATAACAATTGTGTATGTATTTGCGTCAATAACTGTAAGTTGAAATTCTTGATTAAGCACTGCGGCGGTTACGTTTGTTCCACCACCGCCAATATCTACTGCGCCACTAAAAGTAACAAAAGAACCTGTTGTACAACCATGCGCAGTATCAGTAACAGTAACTGTAGGTGAGGCAGTTAAAGTAAATGGGTTGTTGTTAATCGTAACTGTTGTACGGATAGGCGTGATGTCGTTATATCCACCGCCATTCTCAATATAAAACTTAACGTTTGTGCCTACGCCCATTAAATTAGAGCCGCCAAGCGTAATCCAATTCCATAGAGACCTACATACACCAAGGAAAAAATTAGAAGAGATTCGAGTCCATCCACCAATAGCTTCTGGATTGCCTTGACGAAAACGTACCTTGTCGCACTCATACCAACCGCCCTCGGTTGTGTACCGCGTGTTTTCTTTATTCACGCCGGGTTTGAACAGTATTTTTTGTAATGGCATGGGCTACCTTTTATTTACTGGCAACGCCTTTGGTCTTCTCAAAAGAACGCATACCGGCAATGCCCAAGATGCCTGATAATATCACCCAAAGTTGGTCTGCGTCTAGTACTGGCGGGGGATCCATGCCAATAGGAACCCAGCCCATAGCCTGCAAGTATTTCCATGCCCACTGAAACAGCGGGTAAAGCAGGAACTGATACCCCATAGCCGCTACGCCAATCCATCCAATAGCTGGCCTCCAGCCTGAAACAAACACGCTAGAGGACGCGGCTTCGATTTTATTAACCTCAATTTGTGCTAGGTCTGTGGCTTGGTCAATGCGCTTTTCTTCAAGATCGAGTTTACGCTGCTCAATCTCCATTTCCATTTTTTCTTTGTCAGTGGTAATCAGGTCGCCCGCAACCTTACCCACGGCTTCAATAATTGATCCAACGGCTAGTAAGCTCATTTCAAACCTTTCAATGTGCGGTTTAGCCAGCCTTTGAGGAACTTAACCTGCACGGGGTTCTTGTTGCATATCTCAACGTAGCGGGCAATCTTTGCCAAAGCATACTGCTCCTTAAACCGCTGGCCGTCAGGAATCTGGTTGAGTCGCTCAATAGTCTTTGCGCCAATGCCACCGTCAGGGGTAGCGCCTACCACGAGTTGCGCCAGCTTCACAGCCATGCCCATACCAGCGTTTACACCAAAGTTAAAGATGGTGTTAGCCACATCTTGGTTTGAAATCTCGTTACCGCGCATCTTGTCCCAAAACTCTGTACGGTAGAACTCACGCACCATGGGAGTCAAAGAGCCACCCATTTCTTTTTTGTCCACCAACGCCCAACCGGGCCACTGAGGATTCTTGTTACGGGCAATACCTGCATAGGTCATGCCGCCCGTGTCGCCGGGTACTTCGTGAAGGACGTAGCCGCCCTCATCTCTAATCATTTGCTCAAAAGCTGGTTCAAACTGAGCCATTACTGTTTACTCCTTGAAAGCATGGTGGCTGCAATTTCCATCATGGTTCTTGTTACCTGAATGTCGGCAGGCTCACTATCCCACCCCACAGTAATCTGGCCTATAAATCTGTTTGGGTCAGGTGGAATGCTGATGCGGCAAGTGTAAGCAACCCCCTTGGCGATGTACCACAAACCTATCTCAGACTGCGCTGAACGGTATTCTCCGCAAGGTATCTCGCTGGCCATCAGCTTAACCACATCTGCGTTGTTAGATGCGTTCTGTGTAAACAGGCCAACGTCAAGCCCATCGTTGGTTTTGTCTCGACCTTCTTTGGTGTAAGCACGGTACAGCACTCGGGTTCCAAACATGGGGTTTACTTTGAACACGGCAACAATGGTGGCGTTGGTGGTTTTGAACAAGTGGGCGGCAGCGTCTTCCACCCTGTCCTCGACAATGCTTGGCATCTTCTTAGACTCTTTGTATGCGCCCATTAGCAGTTCTTGATTCTGCCAGACAAAGTAACCAGAGAACGCAAACACCGCCATCAGTATCAGCGCAAACAGTTTAAACGGGCTATCCACATAGGACAGCACCTTGCTCAATATGTCTACTGGCTTTTCGTCACTCATAGTCCAAACATCCCCAATACTTTTTTAGCAACATCGTCTGGCAGGAAGCGGAGCAATCCAAGCACCCACCACGCAATGCATAGCCTGACAAAAACTTTAAGGAAAAGGTCAAACTGTTTTTGGTATTCATTCACCGCCCACACCTGTTAACAACACAAAACTCAAACAACTCGTACAAACCAAACACAAACATCATTAAAACAAAAGCACCTGCTGTAAGACCCGCCGCTAGTTCTAGTTCTTCTTGTGCTTTTTCTTTGCGCTTCTTCTCTTCTGCTTTAGCTTGCCTTGCGGCTATGGCATCATCCCTGTCCATCTCAGCGGCTCTGGCCTTGATTTTGTTCCACACATCTATATTGCCCGTCTGCATATAGAGCATCTGCAACTCCGCCTCCAGCTTGGCTGTCTGCATCAGCGTGTTTTCTATCTGCATCGCCAATGCAAAGTTAGACTTATTGCCTGACCGCTTGGCTTCAACCATCGCCTTGGTCGCCTGACTCTTAGCGTCAAACATACGACCAACCATCACGCCTAGGCCACCTAGGTCATTTGCCACCTGCGCCGCCTTACGGACAAGCCCTATGGCACTTTGAAGACCCGCTAGTGCGGTAACAGGATCCATTATTTTCTCTCAACCTTTTGCCACTCAAGGCATACTACTTTACGGTTGTAGACATCCCCCGTCCACGCCCAACGCACACAGCGATATTCATCTTTTTTCTTTTGACTGGATGATCCCGGCATTAGCATAAAAATTACCAGTACCCATTTCATCCCCAAATCCAAACAAGGGTGAACGTCCCCCACACAATTAAGATGGTGATAAAGGCCGCAACAATGAATGCTTCAGCCCAGTCTTGCATGGTTATGTTGGTAAAGTTGGAAATTCAACTTCAAGTGGAAAGCCATCCTGAGTTGTCATGTCTCGCAATGCTTGTCGGTATGTTGCCCAAACTGCTTTGTCAACTTGTGAGTCTGCAAGTTGAGTCCAGTCTGTCTCTAGCAAACGAGCATTTCTTAATGCACGAACGTATGCTTTTTGACCCTCAACATCTACTGGCGGTTTAATAAATTGACCATTTTCATAAGTGTCGCCAATTGCAGCAGTATCAGATTCAATCCAATTGCTTTCTAAAGGAGAATCAGAAATTGCGACGTTTACAACTTTGTTATCTTGAATGATTGCGTATTTCATATTATTCCTTACCAAGCATAAACACGGCAGAGTCCAGTACCACCATTACCACCAGCACCTGTTGTGGCAGTTGCAGCGCTAGTTCCACCACCGCCACCGCCACCGCCAGCATAAGTGGCAGAACCACCAGCACCGCCAGTACTATTTGCACCACCGCCACCGCCACCGCCATTAAATGATGTTCCAGCACCACCAGCACCGCCAGCAGCAGTACCACCAGCACCACCACCACCAGTTGCGCCAGCGTTAGAGCCACCAGCGCCACCTACTCTAGTGGTGGAGTGTCCTCCGCCACCGCCACCAGCGCCACCTTGGAAAGATGAGCCTCCCGCATTACCAACAGTATTTGTAAGACCTCCACCCCCACCAGCTGCGCCACCCCAACCAGACGGGCCTCCAGTACTAGAACCAGCACTTAAATATGGAGTACCACCAAATTGATTAGCAGAACCAGCAGCAGAAGCTTGTAAAGGCTCACCCGCTGCTGTTTCGCTTGTAGGCGCACTTAAAACACCACCTCCACTACCACCTTTAGGTGTACTTTGAGCGGATGTTCCAAAATATCCACCATAAGCACTTAAATATGATCCAAATGTAGTATTTCCACCAGCAGTTCCAGGATTTCCATTACCATTTGTTGAAGTAATAGAATTTGCTGCGCCTCCAGTACCAGCAGCGCCAATTGTTACAGTTACAGGAGATGAAAGGTCTGAGGCTTTAAATAGTCGAGTTGTGTATGAACCACCGCCACCGCCACTTCCACCAGACCGATTTCCGCCACCGCCACTAGCGCCACCGCCACCAGCGCCCCAACACTCAACCATGATAAAGTTAATGCCAGAGGCTACTGTATAACTTCCAGATGATGTAAAAGTAGTTATTGTTGGTGCGTTTCCAGCTTTTGTCGTCTGAATTGTTGCGTCAGGAAATTGAACGCCAGTTGCTACTAAAGATGTTGCCATTTAAATTACTCCTTTAAGGTGTGCCATTGCCAGTTACATCGCTCAATGTAGTGAATACACCAGCACTTGTCATACTTGCAATTGTAGTTGCGCCATATTTAAAAACCAATTTACCGCCTGATTCTTCAATGGTGAAATTAGTTGTTTGAAGTTTACCAACCCCAAGATTGGCTGCGGTGCCGCTAATATTTGTTCCAACCAATGCAGTAGGAGTGCCAAGTGCTGGCGTTACTAACGTTGGGCTAGTGGCAAACACCAAAGCGCCAGAACCCGTTTCATCTGTAACCGCTGCGGCAAGGTTTGCGCTTGAGGGCGTACCTAGCCATGTTGCTACGCCAGAACCAAAACTTGTAATGCCTGTACCACCAGAAGCAACGGGCAGTGCTGTTGCCAAAGTCAAAGAAGTTAGATGAGTGATTGCCGCGCCAACATCTGTTCCATCGTTATAGACAAAGCAACCCTTACCATTAGGTATTGATATCCCCGTCAAACCGCTAACCTTAACCGTTACGGCAAAGCCTCCAGCAGAATTATTTAAAACCAAATAAGGCTTCTCAATCGCTGGAACGTTGACTGTACCCGCCCCAGTCAATGTGGCCGTGATGTTTAGACAGAACGCACGAAAGTCTTGAGCGTTTGGCGTATTAGAAGCAGCCAACGTGGCTGAATTAGCTATAAAATCGCCTGACTCAAGAGTCGCCATACCTGCAATTGCCTGTTCAATTGCAGTGCCAATATTTGTGTTGGTAATACCGCCCCACTGACCACTAGAGCCACCAACCTCAATGATCTCAAATTTAAGATCGGAATACGTGCTTGACATAATTATCCTTTAATCAATGAGGCGACCAGCACCTCAAGTTTAGCAATGCGGTCTTCTTGCTCTGCAATTGCAGCCATGGCTAGTGCGCTAAGTTTCTCATAGTCTACCGCCAATGAACCGTCTAGTCGAGTGCGAACTGCGACAGGGAATTTAGCTAATACGTCTTGGGCAATAACCCCGAAGTCAGCTTTCTGAACAAAGTAACCGTCTTCACCGCCATGATCTCTAATGTAGTCGTCTTTCCAATCAAATAACTTACCACCAATGGCTTTGACAGTGGCCGCTGCATTGGGGATGTTACGTACGTTTTCTTTAAATTTTATGTCAGAAGAATAGTAAGCCACTACGCTGGCGGTTGCGCGAATCTCACCTGCCGTACCAGAACCAGCTGTACCCACGCCAATTGAATTGAACTGAGAGTTTTGAGAAGTGCTTGTAAAAGTGGCTGCTGATCCCGATGCGTTACCTGTCAATGACGCTGTAATCGTACCCGCAGAGAAGTTGCCAGAGCCGTCACGAGCAACAATGGTCGAGGCAGTATTTGCGTTTGTTGCGTTTGAGGTAACAGTAAATGTTGAGCTGCCCGCTTGATTAGCTGTAAACGTGGCGGAACCGGACAAACCCGTACCAGACACAGCCATTGTAAGAGTGCCGTTGTTTGCCGCTGCGGGAGGAGCCACCCAAGACGGAGCTGATGTGCCATTAGATTGAAGCAAATACGTGGACGTACCAGCCGCCAAGAAAGATGTTGCACCAGAACCTGTGTTGTATGGTACTTGGCCCGCACCACCACCAGCCAAATTTGTAGCTGTGGTTGCACTAGTAGCTGTAGCAATGTTAGTTGCATACGCAAACGCAGCACCATTCCAAGATAGAACACTGCCTGTTACTGTTGGAGCAGCAATAAATGCGGTTGTCGCCGCCGCAGTTTGGTAGGGAATCTGATTAGCCGCACCGCCAGCCAAATTAGTAGCCGTGGTTGCGCTTGTAGCTGCTCCGCTTAGAGTCGCTGTGATTGTGCCTGCGGAGAAGTCACCAGAAGCATCCCGCGCTACAACCTTAGAGGCTGTATTAGCTGACGTGGCATCTACTGTGGCGGTGACCGCTGTTCCGCCGTTGTAGCTTGTGCCTGTCAGATATGTACCCAAGGTCAAAGCGTTAGCTACTGAACCGGCTTGACCAGAGATGTTGCCTGTTACAGCAGAGCCGTTGATTGCAATACTTGTGTTGGTTACAGAAGTTAATTGGCCTTGGGCATTAACCGCAAACACAGGAACCGCAGAAGCCGAACCGTATGTGGCGGCTGTTACCGTAGTGTTGGCAATATTAAATGTGTAGGCGGGGGATTCGTTTAGTCCTGTACCAGCCGTGTAGGTAATCGGCGCGGCAAACTGCTGGAAAACAATTGCTGTTGTACCAATCACAATAGGAGGAGGAGTCTGCTGAACCCAAGCTGTATTGGCATTAACAGTGCCGCTAGTCACTAAGAAAAAGTCACCTTCGTCAATTTGGTCAACTCCAGAACCTACTGTGTCAAAGTCAGTAGCGCGAGTCAGAATGTATGGTGTTCCAGCAGAGCCAACTTGCGTAACCGTGTAAACACCGTTATTTGCTTGCGTGACTTCGTTCTTAACAAGAACGCGGTAGTTAACAACGGTGAGCGTTGAGTCCACAGACAGAGCGCCGTTGGCGTTTGCTGTAAGCGTTGCGCCTACCCCAGAGGTTCCGTTGTTGTACGTGTTAGCTGGCAATGCTGCGGTAGTAGCTAACTCCACTGCTTCATGGAAATGAATGCCAGATGCAATAGCGTCAGCGTATTGTTTGTTAACAATGTCTGTATTGCTAGTTGGAAGGGTAGAAATTGTGCCAGTAGTCAACGCCGCAGATGTTGCGGTTATTGCGCCAAATGCGGTTTGAACTACTTGCGTCCCTGCTTCGTTTTGATACGCTGATCGTGAGGATGGGTAGGTAACAAATACATCAACACTACCTGTAAAGTTAACTAAAGCCCCACCCGCAGAAGAAGACAACGGTGTGGCGTTACGGGTTAGTGTTGTACCTGAAGCTGTGTACGTACCATAGTTAACTTCCCACGCGCCTGAAGCCGCATCCACAATAGCGAAATACGTTGTATTTCCATCACCCACTGCGGAAAATGATTGGAAGCCTGCGGTTGTAGTTAACAGCGTGATTGTGCCTGTACCGGGATTTGACGCGGTTTGTTTGACCCGATCTTTGAGTACTAAAGCCATTTTAATCCTTACGACGGTAGGCTGTTCCAACCGGGGGTTTGTGTATCATCAATATCAACCCAACCTACGCTTTGCGCATTGCTAATGTCTTGCCAATTCGCGCTCTGGCTGTCATTAATTTGTGTCCAGCCACCTGACTGCGTATTACTGATATTTTGCCAGTTTACGTTCTGGCTGTCATTAATTTGCGCCCAAACAAGTACGTTGCCGACGGATACTAAAAGCTGTATCCCCGTAGGATACACATTTAATGTTTTAATTGCCGTAGATGTAGCTAATGCGGTGGCTAATTCTGCCACAGAAGCGTTAACAGAAATAGAAGCTGTTTGAGCGTCCGCGCCAACCGCTGACTCTGAAATTGTAACTGTATAAAGGCGACTGCCAATATAAGAATCTGACCCTGTTACGGACTCTGCAATAGTTGCTATTAAAGTAGCAACAGCCGTAACGGTATCTGTAGCCGTAGCTGATTCTGATTGAGCCGCTACCATTGTTGCAATAGCAGTCTGCGTATCCGTTGCTGTAGCTATTTCTGCTTGCGCGGCAAGCATATTTGCAATAACAGTTTGGGTCGCCGTTGCCGCCGCTGTTTCAGAAGAAGTCGCAGTCAATGTGTTATTCAGACTAACAACCAAATCAGTACCCGTAGCTGTTTCTGTTTGTAACCCACCACGCACAACCGAAGGCGCAGAAACAGAATCAGATGCTACAGCAGACTCGCTTAACGATGAGGCAAACGCCGTCCCGCCTAAAGCGGCGAAAGGTGTCTGGGCAAATGTAACATCTCCAAACACCGCATTACCTATTAAGCTGCGTCAAGAGAGAATGTGTATGTCACATTTAATGTATCACCGTTATCAACGGTTTTATCGCCGCCGCTAAAATCACCAGCGGAAAACAACACACCAGAAGTACCGGAAGCCACTGTACACAATAAAGCGCCAGCAACTACAGTGCTATTAACCAACATAGCAAATGAAGAGGGTGAAGCAGAATTGGTAATTACTGAGGGGTCAGCGGTAGTGGCTGTACCAAAAGTAACCGCAGGGCGATTACCTGTGTAATCGGTGGTAGGAGCCAATTCTGTCCAACCTGCGTGGGAAGCCAAAGTATCACCAGCAGCGTATGTTGTGCCAGAACCGGGGCCTTCAACCAAACCTAAGAAAAAGGCACCCGTATAACCAGAACCTTTGAAATAGGTTTGGTTCATGTTTTGCAAACCTTCATTCACAACCAAGTTATGAAAGGTATCAGACCACTTTTCAACACCGTCAGCGCCTACACAAGTAACGGTAAAAATACCACCAGCACCAATGCGCTCAGTGGCTCCTTTGTTTGCAACCAAATTTGCGGTTACTTCGTCTTTAGCTGAACTGAATTCCATGATGAGTCCTTAAGATATGCGTACGATGGCGCTGTTAGCATCGGGTGTTGGGAAGATGATTTGGAAGGTATCGTTGGTTACGGTTTTATCAGAACCAAAATCTAAAACCGCTACTGACTTGTTGCCTTGTGTAGAGTTATAGATTAAAGCGCCACGGCATGTAAATGACGCGTTTGTCCAAGTTGAATTATTAAACGACACAAATGCTGTTGGAATACCGCTTGTATTATTTCCAGAAGTTGGTGACGTTGATATCACCAGCGTGTTACCACCAGTCGTATATCCATTACCGTTTGGTACTTCATTAACGCTGCTATAAATAGTAGTAGTTGCGCCAATGTTTGCCGCTGCTGTGTACAACGCTACTTTAAATGTATTAGGCGACGTTGGGCCAAAGTTATGAACCGCTTGAAGCAATTCAACTTTAAAACTTGTGGTTGCTGTTTGTTGTAATGACATATCAAGTTACCGCCTGCCTGTATTGACCAGAACGATATGCGTCCTGACGTTCCATACCATCACCCAGACGTTTAGCCAACGCAAGAGCTTCTTTATACTTTTGATTGTACAGCGCCATTATGTCTTGTTCACCTTTCATGTAGGTGTAGGCTTCAACTAATGAACCATACAACAGCACAGAGTCAAAATTATCACCTAGCCAAGACGTACCCGCAGTCACAATAGATGGTGGATAGTAATAGTAATGCAACTCAACGCTATACGTAGTATCTGGAGTAGGCCCAAGAATGAACGTCAACTCATTGACATCATTTGTTTGAGAACCAAACAACGCATAATATTTTGGAATGGCCGTATCGGTTGGCTGTGGGTACGCCTGACGAATGTAGTTCACGTCTTTGTTGAGTAAATACTCATACACGCCCGTAGCATCAATAACAGCCATTGAATACACCGCCAAAAAGTCACTGGGGCATCCAAGATATTTATTATTTGCTGATGTAGAACCAGTCACGTTCTTGCGAATAGACGGGAACTGTACCGAATTGTAAATACGCTGTTCAGCTTGCTGCACAAACACGGGTATCTCAGCAACAAAATTTGCTTCGGTATTCTCCGTATACGCTTGAATAGCGTCGCTGAGTTGCGTGTAATTCATGCCATTGGGCCTCGTGACATTACGCCTTTGGTAGCGCATCCGGTGCCACGCATTTTAATACCAGAAGTTTTTGGCGCTTTGTATGGGTCACGACTGATGTTACCAACAGACATGTTTACATCATTAGCGGTCAAACGGTTACCACCGTTATAGCCACTGTTCTTGATGTCTACACCGGCTTCACCATTCATATTGTGGGGCGGAGCATAGACGCTGGCGTCGCCAACTTCTTTACCCATCATCTTTTTGCTAAAAGTTGCCATATCAAGCTCCTTTTTTGTATGTGAAGGAAGACTTCTTCTGGTTAGCCACTTTGGCCAAACCACGACCCAGAGCTTTCATCTGAGCATTTGTCTTACCGCCCTTGGCCAATTTGGTCATGGGTTTACCGGGGTGCAGCTTCTTCTCGTGCTTATGCACGGCACCAGCTACCATCTTCTTGTCCTGTGCTAAATCTTTCTTGTCCATATCAAGCTCCTATCTGTATCGTTACTGTACCAATTTGTACGCCCAACAACAAGTAGTTTGGTGTTAAAGCTGTATCAAAACCTCGTGCCCCACCAACGGGGTTCCAACCCCACTGAATATCTCTGCTACCCTGACTTGGGTATCCAAACCCATCTTCAGTTGTGCTATCGGTCAACAAAATTTGCAGACCAGTTTGGCCAGACTGCAAATAACTCACGTCAGGACGCGGCTCACGCACAGCTTGCGGGTCATTAACTGGATACATACCCAGTTGCAACTGCGGCTGATCGGGATCCCAACATGCCGGGCAAACTTTGACCTTAAATGGTTTAGTCTTGACCGTCTGTGTCTTTAATTCCTTGAGCATGTACCTCTGCGCACAACGGTCGCATTCAGCAATTGCATGCTTACCAGAGGCAAACCGATTAGGCATAGAACAAGTTCCTTGGCACAAACCTCAATGGAGAGGTATCGCGGTCTTCTGACTGGGCCAATTCCCACTGTTGTTCATATTCAGCCTTCAAACCCATCACACGGTTTGGATCAACGTCTGGTAACTTCATGCTCAACAGATAGGCCAATCCTGCCACCATGCAGGGAATAAAACGGAACGGAATGTCTTGGACAGTTACACCTGTACCAGCATCCTGAATACGGCGCATGCGGTAGTACACAAACATGTACTGGTCACCGGGGGCGTTAGGTGTAGGCCACACATTGATAGCAGGCAAGTTTTGCACAGTGATAGCCGCGCCGGTAGTATGCGCCGCAGCAGTTGTGCCGTTCTGTCCACGGGCACAGTTGAGCAACTGGTTGTTTACGGGGTCTACGTTGGGGTAACTGATAGTCTCATTATCAATCTTGATAAACCCAGCAGTGGTCAGACTATCCACATTAGACAACGTAATTGTGGTGGCTGTAGATGAAATGGTTCCGTTAAGGGTAACCGTAGTGCTGTTCTCTTGACCAGACTGGCGGTTGTACCAGACCTGAATTGGGCGACCTTGTGCCAACTTGTTTGGCAGACTCATGTAGGTCGATTCTGAAATACCGCTGATGTTGATGTCGATCTGGTTAGACGTGGCGTTGCTTTGACGTATAACCATGTCTAGGAGATTGATTGTGTCCGTAGGCATGGGGTAGATAGCCTGACCCGTCACCATTGGAATCTGGCCCTGTTCTACAGTCCAAAAGTTCAGACCACGGTTTGCCCACTCAATCGTCAGCAGGTTCAACGACCGACGTGCAGTGCGGAAGTTGTAACCCGTGCGAAGTTCTTGGCCGCAACGCTCAAACGCCTCCTCAATGAGGTCGTTCATGTCGAGGTCAAAGGCTGTGGTTCCGGTGGTCTTAGCCATTATCTATACCCTGCGGTTTTCTTTGCGATTGTTTTGG